GCCAGGAACATAGGCATCGATCTCGGAGGGCTCACCTCTTCCCAGACTGACAATACCATGTACACTGCTCTCACGCGCGCCACTGGTGACATTTATCTGCGTATTCCCAAGGACCTCGGACAATCTAGCGGTGATTACCCACGGACTTTCGGCAATTCGCTCATTATGAGCGCCATTCTTGCCGTTTTCTCTCGCTCGGGTCGCGCAGTCTTGGGCCCGGCTGATGATCCAGACCGTCTTATCGCGCGAGCCGTTCACGCCCATCTGTTCGACGCCCTTCCTTCTTGCCGCGCCGCACTTGGTCTCGCCGCTCCGCCTCTCATGCGTGTCGGAGGTTGGGTTGATGTGCACAGGCCTGATTTCACCACGGCGAACCACCCTTCTCTCACCGGCGTTTGGTCCTCATTCTCTACTCCCGCCCTGGTCAAGAACCGCAGACGCAATGGTCCCTCAGGCTTCCGCCGCACGATTCCGAACCACGACCACCGTCCTCGTGCGGAACGCATACGCGACCTCGTTTCCCACCTTGCCCCCGCTCCCATGGATCTCGATGTCTACAGTGACTCGCACCCGGACTACCATCCGTCCGTTTACGAGATTGGTCGCATACCGGATCCTGTCTCCATCATCATCGAGCCTGGTGACGTCGAACGCAATGTCCCCGATCATCTCGGCAACTTGACGTCATGCTTTAACGGTGAAGGTCAGACGCATGCCCCGGTCAACAGCGCTAGAGACATCCCACTTGCCAACATCAGCTACCGGGAGCGCATTCCCGTCGTCAAGCACCGGCAGGCTGAGACCGCCGACGTACATGAGCGCTCTCGTGCCCTTCTCCGCGCCAGCCGCAAATTCATGCGCATGCGACGCGGTTTTGATGAGGCTTTGTGGGATTCCGCCTCACGCGAGTTCCTTAAGTCGTGGTGTTCAGGCAAGACTATGCGGCAGATCGAGACCGCCCTAGGCAAACGTGACCATGACTGGAACCCGCGTCACATCCCCTACTTCATCAAAGCTTCTACTGTGAAGAAGCTTGGTAAGCGCTTGAAGCCCGCCGGTAAGGTGCAAGTAGTTTCGCCCTACCCTCTTGACTGGGTGTTCTACATCGGTCCCGCCATTCTCTATGTCGAGAAATGTATCGCGCGTGACCTGCTTCCAACTACGTATTGGAATCAGGGTCACTCGGAACAACAGCGCGACGAGTTCCTCGAGAAGTACTGGAAACACGGCCAGGCCATCGCCTGTGACTACACTGCTTGGGACAAGAATGTCGATTTAGCCATGTTGCTCGCCTTTGTTTCGATGTGTCGGACTTACGGTGTGCCTGAGGACATCATCACTGATTTCATCTCCGTCCGCACTAACATGAGCTCCTTCCTCGGCGACGTCGACATTTGCCTTCCCTCCGGTTGTAGATCCACGCTCACCATGAACACATGGTGCAACAACGCTTATTCATGCCTCCGCTTGGCCGTCCCCGCCGGCACTCCCATGATGATGCAGGGCGACGATTCCTTGATCAGTGGATACGCATCTAAGGAAGATTCTGCTACCTGGCACCGCGATCTCAAGCGACTGGTTGCCCCCGAAGCTCGCCGTTACCGGTGGAAGTTTATTGCGAAGCAGGAAACTGGGGACCATCTCGATTTCTGCGGTGATCTCATCGCTGCCGATGGAGTCGGTGTTGACCCCGAGGTCCTTCTTTACCGTGGGTACCTTGCGTTAGCTGATGGTGAGAACAGGGCGGACTTTTACGACTCCTTTGATTACAACCTCCGTCGTTCTGCCCGCCGAGACGATGACCGCACTCTTGCCGCAGCCGAGCTTTCCCTCATCGCTCGCTCTCAATTCGACCTCCCCCCTTCCCGCTTCCCTATCAGCGTCTCTTCCGACGTTGTCTCCCATCTTCACCCCATGGCCCAGGCTACTATTGCTAAACAGGATACAGCCGCGGACAGAGCCCTTCGCTCTGCTCCAGTGAACAATCGGCGTCTTTGACGCGTCGAGATATATCACGACGTGTTGCCGCGGCGGCGACGAATGTTTTAACTCATTTGGTTCTTGATCATCCTCTTTATTTCCATTTCCTGCTCTCATATTGTTAGCGCTGGCTCTCTTATATGCTTAAACCGGTGTACTTAACCGACCGGAACATGCGCCCATCGGTTTCTTCGCCCACCTCTCGCTTCACTGCGCGATCTTGGCGTCGAGTGATCTGGAATACCCGGCAGTAATGTCGTTAGGCGAGGCCCCGGTTGCCCTTGGTTGGGTGACAACCTCTCCAGTATGCGCACTTCGATCCAGTACGAAGATGGCCCCACCAGGCTAGTGCGCTGTCCACGTCGATCATCCTTATTAGATGAGCAGACAGATGGTAGTCCCCGTAAAGACCAGCAGGTTACGTTAATCGTTTGGTGGACTAGGTTCTGAAAGGTCGTCCCGTCTCGCAAACGGTACCCCAAAGCGCCGCCTACCAACCCAGGCGCCGTGCAGAGACTGCACACGTGGCGGTCGGAGTAGCTCTCGAGTTTCCCTCCGGCTGAAAGGAACAGTCCGAAGATCGCTGAGACCCGTGCAACGGATCCCGCCCCTCAGCCCCCTTTACTTTGCCCCCCCTCTTGTTTCCACTTCATACATGTCCCAACCCGTAGCAACCACCGCCGTCCCTTCGCAGAATGTCATTCAACCAACACAAACGACTGGAACAGCCGAGATTGCAGCCGTTGGCAGTGCGTTTACCACCGGCTCTCTCTCAGCGCTGGTCCCGTGGCAGCAGACCTACGTACGAAAGGTGCCCTCCAGCCGCACTGACTCGTTCTACATCGCCACCTTTCTCCTCAGCGAGATCGGTGGCCTCACCGAGCAACTCCGCGGTTCCCTCATCCAAGAAGTCGAGGACGTCACCATCAACGTCCGCAAAATCACCTCCACCGACGTCACCTACTTCGGTTTCGTTGCTGCCGAGGACGATTTCGAAAACGTCCTCGATTCCGATGCGGACAGCCTTGCCGCATTCCTACGTTCGTATCCCACTGCCCGCCCCGTTCATACGCTCACTTCCGACACCACTAAGTCAGATGTCACGATCCCTCTCATCTGGGGTCTTGGCCTGTCGCGATATGTTGGTAACCCCATTCCGCCCGCCCTCCGGCCCATCGTCATTCTTTACGTCGAGGGCGGTGCTTCCTTCGCCGGTCGCACTATCCAGTTCACTATCTCCGGTAACGTCCGTCTCACAGGCATTGGTCACGTCGCGCGCCGCGTTGCCCGCGCCGCCCCCGCCACTCCCTGATTACGACCAATTCCGGCAGTTGTTCTGGTCCCACCCCCTCTTAGATCGTGACGACGGCGTTGGTTTCACCCAGTTGTACATGTTCCTCTTCGTCTTCCCCCCTTTCTTTTTGTCGGGAGCCCGCCTCACTTCTTTTGATTATGCTTCCGATGACTTTGCTTTCACCTGGGACCCTGTCCTGCGGGAGATTATTCTCAAGATTGAACCGTCTCCCCAATGGCATCCGGATCTCACCACTCTGCCTTTCACATTTATTTTTCCTCATGACTTCCATTTGCCCGATTTTTACTCCCAACCTTTTTCCGTCAACTACCTCTCCTGACTTCCGTTTCCGGAGTTTTCCTCTTTCCCCCCTTTCTTTTCTTTTCTCTCTATTTTGTTTTCTTCCTCCTCTCCTTTCTCTCAATTCCGTTCCAGCACGAGTACCGCTGGCTGTGCATCAAAGTTTGGTGTTGCACTGCTTTTTTTAATTGCCAAACCCAACCCCCCCGTCCCAAGTAATTTCTAGCGCGGGGTAGGTCGTGCGTTTTATCGTTTCCGTTTTGTTTTCGTCATAAAAGTGCTAGAAGCCCAC